ATGACAACTGGTATGCAGATGGTATGACCATGACAACTCCTTCTTATAGAAAACAAGGTTTTTGGCAATCTGAATTTGATGTGACCGTTTCATATCCTTTAACTTGTAGTGGAGGAGGATAAAATATAATATTATGATAAAAAATATACTTGACTTATTGAATGCTGATCACTGGTACGGTGTAAGCGAGAATGTAGAAATTGCAAAAGGTAAATATGCAGGAGTAAAGGATTTTAAACAAATGAAAGAACAGCTAAAAAGATTAAGACATGGCAACTAAGAAAATACTTATACAGGTTATACTTGATGATAAAAATGTAGCATCAAAATCAAATAAAATAAAACAATCTGTTGATGGTATAACAAGTGCACAGCAAAAATATTTTCAAGCATTACAACCTACAAATGTAGCAATTGAAAAATATAAAATACTAACTAAACAAGCTCAAATTGCGACTGAAGCAAAAGCAAGGGCAGAATTAAATGCGGCAGCAGCAACAAAAAAAGGTAGAGCACAATCAGGATTAAACAATGCTATACTTTTAGAATCTGGTCGTTTAGCTTCTGACCTTAATTATGGGTTTACAGCTATTGCAAACAACTTAGGTCAGTTAGTGACATTGTTTGGTAGTTTTGCTGAAACAAATGGAGGAGTAATAGCATCTTTTAAAGAATTAGGTAGATCATTGTGGGGAATGGGCGGTATTCTTATCGGTGTACAATTATTAATTGCATTTGGTCAACCTTTGTACGACTTCTTTACTGGTATGACAGAAGCAGTTAAAAAAGCTGCAAAATCAACTAAAGAATTAACTAAATCATTTAATGATTTAAATGCTAATATGTTTATAGCTGAAGAGTATGTTAAACTTATAAAAGATCTTAATACTACAGAAGAAGAAAGAAAAAATATAATAAAAGAATTAATTTCTATAGTGCCAGATTTAACAGAAGAAGATTTTAAATATGGTGATAATTTAGAAAAGGTTAAAGAAAAAATAAATCAATATGCAATAGCACAAGCTTCAAGAATTGAAATAGATAAACTTGTTGAAGACAATTCTGTTTTGTTAGCCAAAAGAAGAAGAATTAGAAATATAGAAGATATAGAAGATGAAAAAGAAAGAGAAGAAGCTCTTACAAGATTCTTAAGAGATAATGGGGAAAAAACAAGAAAGGTTGAAGAACAGTTTTTTACTAAAGGAGGTAAAATATATCTTAAAGAAAGAAAAATGACTTTAGAAGAATTAACTAACAGTTTTAATGAATATTCATCAACTGTTATAAGTGACTCTGAAAAAGTTTTAAGTAGGATTAGAGAATTAAATGACACTTCCTTTTTAGGTGGTAAAGATGATGATGGTAAAAAATTAGAAGCTAAATATGACAAAGAGTTTGAAGAATTAAATAAATTCCTAACTAAACAAGAAGAGTTAGAGCAAAATTATTTTGATAGTAAATTAACAGATGAGCAAATAGAAATAAATAAAGTAAGAGACAAATACTTTAAGTTTATTGATATGGCAAAAGCTTTTGGTTTTGATACAAGTTTATTAGAAAAAGCTAGAAAAGCAGAAATAGATGCAATACAGCAAAAATTTAATGATAAAGAAAAAGAAGAAGAAAAAAAGAAACAAGAACAATTACAAAAGATTAGAAACAAATATCAATTAGATAGATTAAAAATAGAACAAGATAGAGTTGATGATCCAGAAACTAAAGATGAATTAGCAATATTTGAAGAAAAACAATTAGCAAAAGTTGCAAAAGAAGAAGAACTAGCAATATTAGCACTAGATAAATTATTACTGTCTACAGAAGATAAAGAAAAAGCTGTAACAGATATAGAAGCTTATTATGCTGCGGTTAGATTAAAAAATAAAGAAGATAATCAGAAAACAAGTGAAAAAATAGACGATTTAGAGAAAAAATCTAAACTAGAGCAGTTAGATGCAATAGGAAAAGGATTGATAAGTGCATCTAAAATTGCAGGAGAATCAACAGGTGCAGGAAAAGCTCTTGCGGTTGCAGGAACTTTAGTTTCAACTTATGCTGCTGCTCAAACAGCATATCAAAGTCAATTAGTGCCGCTTGATCCTAGCTCAAAAGGCAGGGCAATTATAGCTGCCGCCGCTGCTACAGTTTCAGGTTTAGCAAATGTTAGAGCTATAATGGCTGTTAAATCACCTGCTATGAAAGAGACATCAGCAGTTACAGGTGGCAACGCACCAGTTTCAGTACAATCTCCTGACTTTAATGTGGTAGGACAAGGAAGTGCTAATCAGCTAGGTCAAGTTATAAGCGGACAATTTGGTCAACCATTAAGAGCTTATGTAGTAAGCGGAGATATAAGTACAGCTCAAGAATTAGATAGAAGTATAACAACAGGAGCATCAATAGGTTAATTATTAAAATAAATTCAATATGAAAATAGTAGAACTAATTATAGACGAGGAACAAGAATTATCTGGCATAGAAGCTATTTCTATTGTAGATGAACCAGCAATAGAAGAAAACTTTATTGCGTTATCTAAACAGCATGAAATTAAACTTGCTGAAGTAGATAAAGAGAAAAAGATATTAATGGGAGCTGCTTTAGTTCCTAATAAAAATATCTATAGAAGAAATGGTGAAGATGAATATTATATATTCTTTAGTGAAGATACAGTAAGACAAGCATCTCAATTATTCTTAATGAGAGGCAATCAAAATAAATCTACACTAGAACATCAAGCTGAATTATATGGGTTATCTGTTGTTGAATCTTGGATTATAGAAGATGAAGTGCATGACAAGTCAAGAAAGTATAATATGGATTTACCAATAGGTACATGGATGGTTTCTATGAAGGTAAATAATGATGAGGTTTGGAATGACTATGTTAAAACAGGTAAGGTAAAAGGATTCTCTATAGAAGGTTATTTCACAGATAAAATAGCTATGAGCAAAATTAATGAAATAGATAATGAAGAGGAAGCTAAAGAAATACTATTAGAGATTGCCAATTCAATACTAGATAACAAGTATGAATTAAAAACTTATGGTGATTACGGAAGCGGTGTTAAAAATAATGCTAAAAGAGGAATTGAACTTAATAAAAGTGTAAATAACAAATGTGCAACTTCTGTAGGTAAAGTAAGAGCACAGCAATTAGCTAAAGGAGAAAAACTATCTGTATCAACTATAAAAAGAATGTACTCATATTTAAGTCGAGCAGAGACATATTATGACGCTGGAGACAGTAAAGCTTGTGGAACTATATCATACTTACTATGGGGTGGTAAAGCAGGTTTAGGATGGTCAAGAAACAAACTTAAAGAATTAGGAGAAATAGAATGAGAAAAACAAAACAAACTGTAGGAATTGCTGTACCAACAAGTAAAAAGAGAGGTTGTCTTTGTAAGAATGGCACATACTCAAGAAAGTGTTGTGATGGCACATATAGAGCTCAAGGAGTTGGTAAAGTATAAAAATCTAACAAGTATATTATATACAGTTATTTAAGTAATAAATTAATTTAATAATCGAAATTTATGGAAAACACTAAAGCTACCTCGATTTTGAACGACATCATGGAAAAACTATCCTTAGTTAAAAAAGATGAAGTAAAAGAAGTCGAAGTTAAAGACGAAGTAAATCTTTCGGAACAAGTTAAAGAAGAAGAAACATTATCTCAAGAATTAACTGAACTTGCCTGTCAAGAACAAGTTAAAGAGGAATCATCTACTGAAGAAGTTGTTGCTGAAGAATTACAAGAGGAAGTTCCTGTTATAGAGGAAGTTTCTGAAGAAATTGAGATGGATGAAACTAAATACGTTGGAAGAGACGAGTTTGATTCTAAAATCTCTGAACTAAAAAACATGATTGAAGAAATGAAATTAGGTTACGGTGAAGAAAAACTATCTATGGAGAAAGAAATAGAAAAGTTATCTGCTGAACCTGCTTCTGAACCAATCGCACACAACCCTGAAGGGGAAGTAAAACAAAGCTTTAAATCTTTTGGTCAAAACAGAGTTATGAACACTAGAGATAGAGTAATGAACAGAATTGCTAATTTAAAATAAACTAAAACTAAAAATTAATTAAAAATGGCTACTACTACATCAATTACAAGTACTTATGCTGGCGAATTTGCTGGGAAGTACATTTCTGCTGCTTTATTATCAGGTGTTACACTTGATAGAGGTGGTATTGAAATCAAACCGAATGTAAAGTTTAAAGAAGTAATCAAAAAACTAGCTACAAGCAGCGATTTAATTGCTGATGGTACTTGTGATTTTTCTGCTACTTCAACTATTACATTAACTGAGAGAATTCTTCAACCAGAAGAGTTCCAAGTAAACTTACAACTTTGCAAGCAAGATTTTAGATCAGATTGGGAAGCTGTACAAATGGGATATTCTGCATTTGACAACTTACCTCCTAAATTCAGTGACTACTTAATAGGTCATGTATCTGGATTAGTTGCAGAAAAAACAGAAAATAATATCTGGCAAGGTAACTTAGGTGGTGCTCAAGCTGGTGAATTTAACGGTATTGCAACTTTAGCTGCTGCTGATGCTGACGTTATTGACGTTGCTGGTGCAACTGTAACATCTTCAAACGTAATTGCAGAATTAGGAAAAATAGTTGACGCTGTTCCTTCTGCTTTATACGGAAAAGAAGATTTATTCATCTATGTATCTCAAAACATTGCTAGAGCTTACATTAGAGCTTTAGGTGGATTTGGAATACTTAAAAATGCTGCTGGATCAGAAAATGTATCTGATATAGGAGCAAATGGTGTAAATGGTCAAGGAACTATGTGGTGGCAAAATGGAGCATTATCTTTTGATGGTGTGAATCTATTTGTTGCAAACGGTTTACCTGACAACTACGCTGTAGCTGCTCAAAAATCTAACTTATTCTTTGGAACTGGATTATTATCTGACCACAATGAAGTAAAGGTTATTGACATGGCTGACCTTGATGGTTCTCAAAACGTAAGAGTTGTTATGAGATTTACATCTGGAGTACAATATGGATTAGGAACAGAGATAGTTCTTTATTCTTCATAAATTAAATTAACCAAAAATCAAGGGTAGGTAGGTAAATATCTGCTTACCCTTTTTTTATAAAAAATAATAAACTATGGCTTGCGATTTATCATTAGGTAGAAAAGAACCTTGTAAAGATGTTGTTGGTGGGATTAAAGCAGTTTATTTTACTGACTTTGGAGATTTAGGTACGGTTACAGAAACTGACGATGAAATTACCGATCTTTCTGGAACTTTCACTGCCTTCAAATATGAAGTAAAAGGAAACTCGTCTTTTGAGCAAAATATTACCTCATCAAGAGAAAATGGAACAACGTTCTTTGAACAAACATTAAATTTAACACTACACAAATTATCTAAAGAAGATAATAAAGAACTAAAATTATTAGCTTATGGTCGCCCTCATGTTGCTGTTGAAGATTACAACGGAAACATATTTGTAATGGGATTACAACATGGAGCTGATGTTTCTGGTGGAACAATAGTAACTGGAGCTGCTATGGGAGATTTAAGTGGTTATACACTTACATTAACTGGTATGGAAGTAAAACCAGCTAATTTTGTAGCATCACCTACATCTATTGATCCTTACGCTGGAATGACTAGTGCAACTGTAACTGTAACACCAGGTACTAATTCATAATAACTAAATTTAATTAGGTTAAATTAAGGGATGCTTCGGTGTCCCTTTTTTTGTGAAAACAAATTAAGCTTTTGTTGTTACTTATAATATGGTAATACTAACAACATCAACAAGTAGTCAAAGCTTTAAGGTTATACCTAGAAGTGCAGAGAGTTCTGTTACTTTTGAGCTTACTGACAAATCTACAAGAAAAA